AATGTGATGTGGTTTGCTCAAATTGTCACAGAGTTAGAACATTTAGTAGAACAAACAACTTATTAAAAAGTAAGTTTTAAAGAAAAGAGATTAAGTGATAGTTGAATTAGAACCATGGGAATATGAACATGCTTATATGGTTGGTATGCGAAGATACACAGAGAATTGGAATAAGGTAGATGCTTCATACTACAATAGATCTAGTATGGAAGAAGATAGAAACGCCCAACCTGCATCAGCAATTTGTGAATTAGCAGTTGCCAAATATACAAACCAGTATTGGCATGCCTCAGTTTGGGACGGTAGAAAGCATAAGAAGTATAAAGATATGCCAGACGTAGGAACAAACATAGAGGTAAGAAGAGTAAGAACACAATCTGGTCCAGCAGTGCGTGAAAAAGATCTTAATCGTGGTTTAATTATTTGGGGTGCAGAATTATCAGACTCAGAATATAGAACAGTTAATTTGTTGGGTTGGATAGAGGCTGAAAAAGGATATGAAATTGGTATTGATAGAAGTGGGTACAAGGTTATACCAAAAGAATTATTAAATAAAGATTGGTCAGAAGAAGAGTGAGTCAAAAAATAGTTGATCCCTTAAAACTAGATTTTGATATTTGGTATAAATCTAAATCAGAATCTTTTTTATATATCAATGAAAGATCTAGAGTCACTTCAAGGTGGCTTTCTTATCAAGAAGGAATTAAGGATAAGTATGCTGACAGTATCGTTAAACCAATAAATTTATACGCTAGTAGATTATATCAAAAACCTAAATTGATAAGTATAAAAAATAACGAAATTATACTTCAACAAACTAATCACGCTGAAATATTTTTGCTTCAAAAAGAAGATGGTTTATATAGTTTAGATAGGCCATGGATTAGGCAGTACTATTTGTCAGATCAAGATCCACCTGAATTGCCTAAAAATTGTTTTGATGGTGTTTTTAGATTTTATATGCCATGGCTAATAGATGAAAATGTTAATGCTTTTATAGAACAGCCAGAAGATTCTCCATTTACCATATACCCAGGAATCATGAATTTTAAAACAATACCAAAGAGTACTCTTATGATTGAAACTGATTTTGTTTATTTTCATTTTAAGAATAAGGGTAGTCATATGATTGATTACGAGTTTGGTAAAATACCAAGGTTTAGCCCAATGTATAATATTAGATTTCAGGCAAGTGATATAATGGTAGAGAGAGTAAGGAAACTGTATGAACAGGATTAAGTTTTATCCTTTTAATGATAAGACAGCAATGTTTGCACCAAAACCAGAACCAGCATCAAAATTTATTCCAGAGTGGTATAGACAACAACCAGGATTTATAGGCGATGAATACAAAGACTTTATTGCTAAAGGTGGAAGCAGCGGAACTATAAAAAGATGCATGCCAATTTTTGATTTAATGACTGCTGGATATATTATTAAGTTCCCAATGGATGTATACGTAGATGCCACTAATCCAGAAAAAATAACCTGGAGCGTTCCAAATGAACTTAAGTTTGTTGGTAACGACATGGTTGCAACACATACAGCAGAGCAAATCTCTAACTATCCTGTAGATACTAATTTATATCACAAACAAATTTTTAGAATATTACCATTTTGGTCCATAATGACACCAAGGGGATATAGCACCATTTTTACTCATCCATTTCATCAAGATGCAGTTCCGTTTAAAGCATTTGAAGCCTTTGTTGATACAGATAAGTTTGCATCAGATGGACATTTTTCTATGTATATTAAAAAAGATTTTAAGGGCATTATCAAGCAGGGCACACCATTAATTCAAGCCATACCAGTTAAAAGAGAATCATGGGATTCAGAGTGCGTCATATATTCAGACGGTAAAGATGAAATAGAAAAACAAAGACTGATGGTTAGAAGTAGTTTTAAAAACTCATATAAAGAGAAGTTTAGACAAAAAAAAGAATATAAGTAATGAGTGATCCATTAAAGATATCTTTTACACCAGGTGGTGGACCTAACTATGAAGGTTTGTATACACCGCCAGAACCTGCAATTAAACATGTTCCAGAATGGTATAAGAGTTTAGCAAAACACGAAGTGTGGAATGATGACAAGTATTTAAATCCAGTTAATAATATTGGTGGCGATGGTGCTAGAGTTGCAACAAAAATGTGCATGCCTTTTCTTGATTCTTTAACTGCTGGATATTTTTATTTGTTAGAAGATGACTTGTTAGTAGAATTAGATAAAAATGGAAAACCAAAACTATCCTGGGCTAGTGAAGTTATGATTGTTGACAAGAGACCAACAATTGATTTACCAGTACCAGACAACTGTCATCCAATACACTATGGTTGGAGAATGAACTGGTACTACGAAACACCTCCAGGGTATTCTGTTTTAATTACTCATCCAATGAATAGACATGATTTACCATTTTATACTATGTCTGGCATTGTTGAATCTGATATTTGGGGATTGCCAGTCTTTACTGCTTTCTTTTTAAAGCGTGGCTTTCAAGGAATAATTAAAAAAGGAACACCAATATTTCAAATCATACCTTTTAAAAGAGACAACTGGGAATTAGAAGTAGATGCCACTGTAAAAAAAATAGATGATCATGAGTTTAAGGCAGAAAACAGAAGGTCTATGCTATACGGATATTATAAAAAAACAGCATGGCGTAAAAAAATATTTGGAATTAAAGGAAAGGATAATGAAGATGAGTAAAACTGATCTTCCAAATCCAATTGATGTAGTTATATACTCATATAAAGGCAAAATGTTAAAGGAAGTTGTAGAAAATTTACTAGCAAAGTCTTCTAAAAAAAATGCAATATACCTACATATATTTGATCAACATACACTTACAAGACAGGACTATTTTGATAAAGTAGACAACTGTGGATATCAACATATACTTTGGGACAACATTTTGGGACCATGTTTTTATAAGAATCAAATAATAGAAGAGTCCAAGTTCACCTATACTTTATTTATTTCTGATAATATATTTTTAAAGGATAATTGGGACGAAGAACTCATTAATGCTTTACCAAACTCAAGATCTATAGTATCTGTTAAAAATAAAACTAAGTTAGTGCAAGACGGAATTTTTTATTTTAAAAAAGAAGAAGAAGTAGTTGATCAATTTACTAGCAACAATTTTGTTGGTAGGGACCTTATATTTGGTTATACTGAAACATTACGCAGTATTGGATATCCTAAATATTTAAAATACTATGGTGAAGAAGAAGTTTTGTCTTTAATGTATCATGCAAACAATATAAAGATATATTGTTGTCCAAATGATTTTTATAAAAAAGAAGGAACAGATAATGTAGAAACACTTTATACAGTTTTTTCTAAATATCATAACTATAATCAAATGATTAAATTAATTAAAGATGAAAAAAATGATCACATAGACATTGGGCTACCCCTTATGTCCCCACTTGTAGATTTTTATAATATTCACGGTCTAAGTATAGAAAATATACAACCAATTCCATTTGAGATGAATGATGTTTTGTATAATCCAACAGATTCAGAGTTCGACGGTATCGACTCTAAAAGATTTATGACTAAGATCAATTATATTGATTAGTGATATAATAGAGAAAAGACAGGAACAGTATGCATAGAATTGCAGTAATAGACAATTTTATAACCAAGGAAGACGCAGATACCCTAATAAGGGAACAACACAACCCATCAGAGGTTAACCCATATCCAGAATACTATAGCAAGAGATACGGTGGTACATCTTTACCATATAATAAAACAGTGATGGACATAATGATTAAGTATGGAAATAAAGCAAATGATATACACAGATCATACAATGGATTTATTAATCCAATCTATGTATTTAAAGGTTTTGGATCACACTGGACACAGGGCACAAGAGGTGGACTACATCTAGATGCACAAGGACCAGAGCCATTTATTGAGTTTAGTACAATAATTTATTTAAACGAAACTCCAGAGTACCAGGGTGGAAAAATATTCTTTCCTAATCAAGATTTTGTTTATCAACCTAAAAAATATTC